GCCTCGACCTGCGTGGTCGCCATGAGGATCCGCTCGAACGACGCCGAGAAGTGAACGGCGTCCCCCGTCGATCCGTCCTCGGGGAACGAGAGCGCGATCATCACGAGGTTCTCGTGACGCTCGCCGTTCGCCTCGATCGTCACGGCCACGCGGCGCTGACGGATGTCCTTCAGTCGATCGCGAGCATCCTGCGCGCGGCGGGTGTCCTTCTGGCGCGTGTCCGCGATCGTCGGCGTGTTCGAGATCATCCCCGACAACTGGAACCGATCGGGCGCCAGGATCGCGTGATCGGAGATCACCGCTCCCGACTCGACGGGGAACTTCGTCACCTCGACGGAGAGCTCGGTCGAGCGAGAGATCGCGGCGTCGAGCTCGATCCGCTCCTCTCGCCCCGTGGACGTCGCGTAGGTGATCGCGGTCGCCATCGTGCTACCTCGCCACGGCTTCGTGGGTGACGTTGAACATGTTCGTCAGGTCGCTCTGAGTCACGACCTCAGACCCGAGCCGCCGCACGAATTCGCCAGGAGAGAGGCCGTCGGGGAGCGAGGCGCCCACGTGCACGTCGCCGATCTGGACCTTGACGCCTCCGCCGCTCGAGGTCGATCCGGGGTACGAGGTTGGGGCGCCCATCGCCTCCTGCCCCTGCGGCGTGAGGAACTCGCGACCGAAGAAGAACCCCGCCTCCTTGCCGTAGCCCTTACGCGCCTCACGCGCCCGCTCGCTGAACGGAGACGCCATTGCGGCGCCCACGTACTGACCGCTGGCGACCGTGCCCCGCACCCAGTTGGTGAAGGTGTTGTCGTCCTCCATGAAGCCCTTGAGTTCCTTCAGCGTCTCAACCCACGACTTGAGCATCCGGCCAAAGGCGTTCTTCTCGGCGAACTCGTCGAACGACCCTAGCCAGCGGCCGAGCAACGTCTCGCGGTCCCCGGTGAACCACCCATAGAGCTCCTCAATCGCCAGCAACACGAGCGCGATCCCGGCCGCCCAGAGCAGCGCCGTCGCCGCGGCCGCGGCCGCGCCTGCGACCTGTGCCGCCGTGATGGAGCGGACGGTGACGAGCATCGTCTTCAACTCCTTGACCGCGGCCTGCACCGCAGCGCCGAATTGGATCGCGAGCATGGCGATTACGACCCCAAGCGCGATCTTCCAGAGCCACGTCTGCGAGATCAGCCACTTCACCGCTGAGATGAACGGGTCGAGGATCTTCTTGACCTTCGAGATGGCCGCGCCGAGCCGGTCGACGAACTCCTTCACGCGCGTGGCGATCAGGGCTCGGTTCTCCCGCACCCATGCTGCCATCGTGTTGAGCATCTCCGTCGAGCCCTTGAGCAGCGACCCGCCGATCGACAGCTTCAGCCCCTTGAGAGAATCCTCGAGCCCGTCGAGTGCCTGTGTGTACGCGACCGACGCGGCGACCCCGTCCGCGTCCATCACGAGGCCGAGAGAGACGGCCTCGGCTCGCATCTCCGCGATCCCCTCGCTGCCCTTGTTGAGCAGCGGGATCAACTCCCCGCCCGCCTTGCCGAACAGCTTCATCGCCAAGACGGGCTTGTCCGCGTCGGCGACCCCGGCGAAGCCATCGGCGAGTTCCATCATCAGGACGTCGGCGGTCTTGAGCTTTCCGCTCGCGTCCTTCACGGAGACGCCGAGGGTATTGAACCCCTTCGCGGCTTCCTTGTTCCCGTGCGCGGCCTCATAGGCGTTCTTGCCGACGAATTTGAGGCCCGACTCGACTGACCCCGATGCAATCTGTACGTCGTCGGCCGCCTCCGTAAGCTCCTGGAGCGCTTGCACGGAGACGCCGACCCGCTGCGCCGCCTTCTCCGCGGCATTCCCGTGCGCGGCCGTGGAGGCGACGAGCGCCTCGACGGCGCCGCGCACGGCCGCCACGGATAGGCCAACGGCCCCCAGCATGGTGCGCATGCCCCCGATCGCCGACTCGCCCTTCTTGAAGGACGCGTCGTCAACCTTGAGGCCGAGCTTCGCGAAGAGTTCTACGACCGTCATCGTCTACCCCCTCGCCCTCGACTGTGCAGCGATCCAAGTGTCGAGCGCGTCGTGCGCGTCCAGCAGGTCATCGAAGCACCAGTCGTCTCGTACCTCGCTCCACGTGGCGACGTGCTCGAGCACGGGCCGCCAGACGAACATCAGATCCCGTCGGTCTTCAGGGAAGCGGAGGGCGCCTTCGCCCTCCGCGCCTCCTCGAGCGCCTGTCCCCGACGAACGAGGTCGGAGACAGCGGAGAAAAAACCGCCGTAGTTGACCCCCACGTTCCAGCCGACGACCTGCCAGATCCTCGGCAGCGCGTCGGCGAAGTGCGCGTCGAACTCCTTGGTCCCCGAGGTCGGGAAGAGCGGCCTCGGGTTGCCCTTGTCGTCCACGTAGCAGGTGGTCGAGAGCAACTCCCGGATCAGCGCCTCCGTGGTCGCGTCATCGAGCTCGGAGAAGACACCAGCCACGGCGCCGCCGACCATCTCGTAGTCCACGCGGGAGAGGTCGAGATCCTCCAGCCGCAGCGACCCGCTCGGCATGCCCGAGAGCAGCGCGCCCGCGATCTGCGCTAGTCCCGGACCGAGCACGCGCGCTAGGCGGTTCTGCAGCTTCGTGGCTCGCATCGCCGGGATCTTCGTCGTCCGGTAGACGACCCCGTCGATCTCCTTCTCCGTTGCCTCGATCATGTCGTCGTTCTCCTGGTACGAGAGGGGCGCGGCCAATGTAGCGCCGCGCCCCAGAGACTACCGCGAGCCGCCGCAGCGGCGCCAACGTCGCTACAGGAGCGAGCCGCCCGTGAACGTCTCCATCTTGCCGGTGTCGAAGAGCCAGGCGCGCGGCCCGATCTCCTTTCCGTACTCCGTGTCCGCCGGCTTCTTGATCCACGCCTCGGGGGCGAAGAGGAGCGTCGTCCCGTTCAGATCCTTGATCGTGAATGGGTAGACGCCCGCGCCCGTGAGCTCGTCGAGTTCCTGAACGCCCGAGAGCAGGTCGTTCGTGATCGAGGTCTGAGCGAGCGTGACCTCGACGTTGCCCGACTTGTTGCGCGAGCGCGCGCGGCTCACCTCGCCGTCGGTGCCGACGTACTTCGTGAACGTGTCCCCGTCGCGGCCAGCCTTGACGAAGGTCCCGTCCTGGTAGCCGGACAGAATGTACGGTCCGAACTGGATCACGATCTGTGCAGGGTCGTAGGTGCGCATTGTGTGGGCTCTCCTTGGGGTCGGCTAGACCAGCGCGCCGCTGATCGTGGTCCGGTGGATGGCGCCGGCGAGGTCGCCCGTGAAGGTGATCCCCGCGAAGCTGCGGAGCGCGCGATCGTTCGCCGACTGCGAGGACGCGGCCGGGACCGTGACCGAGGACGACCCCTCGACGATGAAGCCGCGATCCTCGTAGCGCTTGAGGGTGGCCGCGACCTCACCCGCGACGATGGTCGCGCCCTTGTCCGTGTAGGGGATCTTCTTCACGGTCGCGTCGGAGAGACGCGCGAAGATCGCCGCGGCCATGTCGACCTTGAGCGAGTCGATCCCGCGGATGGTGTCGAACCACTCGCCGGACATGACCTTGCCCGAGTCGGGCGAGGTCACGCCGCGGCCCGCGATCTCGTTGTACCAGCCGACCCGCTTCGCGATCATGTTGGCGATCTGCGTCGCCGTGTAGTTGCGCGCGGTCACGCCGTCTAGCGTCTTGAGCGCGCGCGTCTCGGTGCCAGCCTGCTCGGGCAGGCACCGGCCGGCGACCGCGGCGTCGAGGAACATGCCGTTGTCGGGGTCGTACCAGAGCGACGTGCGAGAGTAGGCCGCGGCCTTGAGCACGTGCCCGACGTCCGTAGCGCCCGCGTCGGCGTCGGCGATGACCGCGGTGTCCGTCGTCTGGCCGCTGAAGGCCCGCGTGTTGGCCTTCGCCCACTCGGCGAGGCGGACGGCGATGGCCGACGAGAGGAACGCGTAGCCCGTGACCTCGTAGAAGTCCGGGTTCTCGGTCGCGATCTCGTTGAGGTCGGCCTCGACGCCGGGGTCGACGCTGACGACCTCGGTCTTGAGGATGACGACGCCCGGGGCGGACTCGAGGAGCGCGACGCGCTTCCACGCGCCCGGCGTGGCCTGCGAGACCGTCATGAACGCGTTCGATGCGTCGAGGACCGAGGTGAAGCCGTGCGTGCCGGTGCCGGCGTTGATCGCGGCGTGGACGCCCGCGGCGACCTCCGCCTGGATCGGCGTCGCGTCGGAGGTGAAGGACACCTCGACGCCAGCGATGCTCAGGGCGTGCTTCGTGACCACCTGCGGCAGCACCGCCGGCACGTAGATCTTGAAGGACTGCGTCGGCTTCCGCGTGCCGCGGCCGATGGCGATCCGGGTCGGATGCGGGGTCTGGCCGAAGAGCTGAGCCGCGGCGAGGTACTCGGGCGTGGTCGTGGCGAAGTCGAGCGCCACGCCCGCGAGCGACGTGTAGAAGCGGATCCGCTCGACCCACGCCGAGAGGTAGGCGCCGAGGATGAGGGGCACGCCGAAGCCGGGCAGCGAGAGGCCGCCGCCGGTCGTGCTCACCGTGATGTTGGCAACGTCGCTGAGGGGCTGGGACATGTCGTCTCCTTACGTCAGGCTGCCGGTCGTGGGAGCCGTTGCGATGTACGTCGTCCGCTCCACGTCCACGTCGGCGACTCGGAGCGTCAGGTCGAGGGCGTACCGCCCTTGCCACTCCGTGTCTAGCAGGGCGCCCACGTCCTGCAAAGCGCCGACCCCTGCGACAACGAGAGAGGGATCAGCCTCACGCAGCTCGGCGCGACCCGAGTCCGCGAAGGCGCGCGTCCGCACGGCCTTGGCGATGGTACGGGCATCGGCGGGGAGCGGGGCGAACGCTTGCACCCTGAGCACGTAGGTGTCGTGGTGGATCGTCCGCTCCTCCATCTCCTGCCCCGCCGGCGCGGTCGGCACGTAGACCGATCGGTCCTCGGAAAAGTCCTGCGCGCCTGGCCCGACAAGACGTAGCGTGACGTAGGGCGTCGCCATCACGGGTACCTTCTGGCGGTCCCAGATGACGGCGGTGAGCGCGGGCGCGCCGCTGGCATCCGGCGGGACCAGGAGGGCGAGCACGGGCGCCACGGCCTGCTCGATCCAGCGGTAGACGGCGTCTTCGATGGTCATCTTGCGTCACCCCTATCACCCATCGCCTCGGCTCGCCTCTCCGACTCCTCGCGGGAGCAGCCGGTGTCCGCGGCGATGATGCCTGCGCGCTCCTCGTACGTCTCGGGCGTCGAGATCCCAGCGCCGAGGGTCGGGACCGAGCGTCACGGGATCGCGTTGCCAGCCGTCTTGATCGCCTCGAACACGCCGATGCAGGCGAGCCGATCGTGGGGGTCGCTCGCCAACGAGTAGTGCAACTCCCACGGGTAGCGCACGCCCCTGGCGAGGAGCAGCGTGTTGGCCTCGACGAGCTTGACGTCGATGGAGCCGGGCGTGCCCGCGACGAGCGCGATCTCCGCGTCGGACCCGCCCGCCGCCGTGTTGCGCCGGTCGAAGAGCGACACCGCATCGCCGACGGCTGCTTTGACCGTCAGCCACAACTTGTCCCCGGCGACGAGCGTCAACGCGGCCCCGGTCGCGGCCGACGAGAGGATGAAGCGGAAGTCGCGCGCGCGGCCGATGGCGAGCTGGCGCAGTCCGGTGTCGGTGAGCCTGGTGCTGGTGGTCACGGGTCAGTCCTCCACGACGACGCGGATCTCGTCGAGATCCTGGACGGTGACGTTGACGGAGGAGCGGTCCTCCACCGTCACGGTGAGCGAGTCGATCACGTAGGGCACCTGCACCGTCACCGGAGGCGGATCCGCCTCCTCCCACACCACGACCGGCCCGCCGCCCGAGGCGTCGGCGATCCACGGGAGATCCTCGATGTGGTGGTGCGTCAGGTCCGCGTCGAGTGTCAGGGCCGTGCCCGCCGGGATCGCCACGCCCGCCGCGAGGTCGTCACCGGGGTCGAACTCGGTCCGGGTCGCGCCGCCGTCGAGGCTGTAGTAGGCGCGGACACCGAGGCGGGATTCCGTCGTGTTGACGTTGCGTGACAGGCTGCCCGGGAGCGCGAAGCTGCGGAAGGTGCGCGAGTAGGCCACGCTGGGGAGCGTCCAGCGGGCTCGGCCACAGGGGGTCGCCCCCGCGAGCGCGAGGAGCTGCGCGTCGGAGAGGTACACGCCCGCGAATACGGCAGCGTCTTGGGCGTAGATGTTGAGTGTGCTGTTCAGCACCCACAACGCGCCGCCCGCGCCCACGTCCGCGGGCGACGATCCGCCGAACACGGTGAACGGGTACGTGACCCCGCCCACGCTCAGGTTCCAACTCGCCTGCGCGGTCAGCGCACCGCCCGTGTAGCGCAGGGCGGCGAGCTGGGGCCGCGTGCTGTACCAGTCGTTGGCCCCGATGGGCGTGATCCGGCCGTAGCGGTAGGCGGTCCCCGCCGCGTTGACGACCATGAACTCCCACCACCCGCTGTTGTTGTAAGAGGGACGGAGCGACCACCCCGGGGAGTTGGTTGTGCCCGGGTTCGACTGCGTGCCGATGGCGTTGAACTGACTCATGCCCGTCGCCAGCGCTCGTGACCACAGGAGCGCGGTGAACGGGGTGCCCGCGACGATCCGGTGTTCCGGGTAGTTGCCTGAGGCGATGAAACCCCCGCCCACTCCGGTCGGTGCCGCGCAGCCGCCCGTGTCGCCGCCGCGTCCATGTCCCGTGGATCGGCTTGGCGTGCTCCCATTGTTGGCGACGAGCGGTCGGTTGTTGGGCGAGCCGTCGGCAAACGTGATCCCGCTCGGCTCGTTGAGCCTCCAGTAGCCCGTGGGATTGAGCGCGAGGACGTTCAGGCCGTAATTGGCGGCCCCGGTGATCCTCGCAGGCAGCGGCCCCGACGCACCCACCAGCGCCGCGCCGCCAGAGAGGACGGCATCGGCGAGCGCGAACTGATAGCGGCGCGCGACCGTCACACCGGGACCCCGTTGACGGTCATCGTGATCGCGCTGCCCGCGGGCCACGCTGGATCGTCGTAGACGCCCATCACGTCCTGCGCCTTGGCGCGCGCGAGGACGACTCCCATGATCTGCTGGATTGCCAGATCGGAGGGCTGCACCGTCATCGGGTCGAACGTTACGCCGATCCCACCACCGCCGAGTTGGACGCTGAAGGTGCGCCGAGGCTCCAGCGCGAGCCTCGCGATCTCGCCGTCGAGGACCGCTCGGATCGCCCCCACGTCGCCCGTGGGGTACGGGTTCACCACGTCGGACGCCCGCGTGAGCTCGACGACGAACGCCTCGGACCAGTCGCGGAACGCGGGCTGCGTCGGGTCGGCGGGCATCGCGCGGAACGGCCCCTGATACCCGCGCACCTGCGCCGCGTCGAGGTCGATCTCCGCGTCCCCCTGCACCTCGAAGCCGATCCAGTTGCCGAGCGCGGGCTGCGGGTGCGGCTTGGGGATCGGGAACATCCCTCGGACCACGAACGGAGTCGCCATGGCTCAGTACCCTCCCGCCCGCGCTGCAGGCGCCTAAGGAAGCTCAGAGACGATGGTCGCCGCGCCCGTCACCTGATCGGCGACTGCGGAACGGCAGTAGACCTTCATCACGGAGGGCGCGGGCGGGGACCAGACGCCCCCCGTCGCGATCGCGCGCGCCTTCGTGACGACCGCTCCCGCGGACGAGAACGCGCAGGAGATCGTGTTCGGCCCAAGGTTCTGGATCTCGATCCAGCGACGGTTCGGCATCCCGGCGTCGACCCGAACCGCAGCCGACGCGAGCACGAGCACCTCAGCCTGCGGCGGCGGGGTGACGGCGCCCGCAAACGCGGGAGAGACTAGCAGAGCGGCGATCAGGAGCGCTCGGATCATGGCGCCCCCTACTGCCACTTGCCGACGATGTCGAGGTTCTTGAACGTGGGCTGCGTGGTCGTGCAACCGGCGGTTGTCACGCTAGCCGTGATCGCGGCCGACGCGGCGTACACGCACCCGGTGCCCGCGCCGTTCACGGCTGAGACGCGAACGAGTCCCGCCGTCGAGGTGCCCGCAGGCGGCGCGACGTTGCACGGAATCGTCACCGTGCAGGTGTTCGTCCCGTCGGTCAGGGTCATGACGGTATTGGCCGCACCGCCGCCGCTCGCGACGCTCGCGTAGCCCGTGATCGCCGTGACCGTGAACGCCTGCGCGGGCAGGACGTGACCGACGCAGCCCGTGCCCGTGGCGGGACAGGCCCCCGTCGCCGCCGCCGCGTTGAGCCACCACGTCAGGAGCGTGTGCGAGACGGGCGAAGCCACGGCGCCCGTGAAAGTCTTCTTGCCCGCGAAGGTCTGCGCGCCGGTCGAGACGACGCCCGCGCTCGTGGCCGAAGCCGGCGACAGGGCGGTGCGGGTCCAGGTGGGCGAGTCGACTGCGGCAGCGGGGAGAGCGAGGGCGAGGGCGAGGGCGAGGAGGAAGGTGCGCATGTGGACTCCTTGAAAGTGGTGATCCCTTCTACAACGTCAGTCCGTGCGCGTCGATCCAGCGTCGCTGGAGCCGCTCGTCTCTCCCGGCGACATGACAACCGCGTAGGAGACCGAGTTGCGAAGCCGCCCGGTGTCGATCAAGGGCCGCGGCGCCGCCTTGCGCGCCTTGCCCTTCTTGTTCCACGTACCCCGCCGGATCTTGTCAGTGATCGTCGAGGCCGCCAGCGGCGGCGGGATCCCCGCGCCGTCCACCATTCGGTTCCGGATGTCGCTGGAGATGAGCTCACCCATGAGCTTCAATCCCTGCGCCGCCGTGATCTTGGCGAGGTAGATGCCGGGCAGGATCTTGGTCTTCAGGAGCGACAGATACCGCGCCCGGTTGAGCGCGAAGGTCCCCAAGATGAACGGCCGCGCGGGGATCTTTCCGGGCACCCCGAACTCATGGATCCTAGCCAGTTCGCCGTTGGTCATACCCTGCGGCGGCTCACCTTCTTCTACGTGGTCAGCGCCGGCCTTCTCGCCGACGACCCCGACCTTCACGAAGGCGCCCTCGTTCGACTGGAGATTCTCCAGCGTGCGGCGGAGCGCCTCCCACGCCGTCGACTTCTCGTCGATCTCGAACTTGAATCCCGACCGGCTGGCAGCCACTACGTCACCCGGCGCCGCGTCGCGGTCGCATCGTACAGCCCACCGTCCTCGTAGTAGTCGACCTCGTCGACCTCGTAGGTCGCGCCGTTCCAGTCGATCAGGTCGGCCGGCTCGCCCGTGTCGCGCCCCGCGTAGATCGGGTCCGACGAGTAGACCTTGATCTGCCCCGACCTCGTCTCCCCCGCCTCCTCCCGCATGAGGCGCGAGGCCTTCTTCGGGAAGATGGCGCACAGAATCTGCACCGTTGTCACGGCCCCCGGCTGCACCCGGCCATCGATCACCGACGGCACGGAGCCGCGCTGCACGGGCGTCGTGTACCGTCGGAAGCCGCCGATGATGGACGAGGCGATCGTCATCCGGACACCAGCCCCGTGAAGAAGGCGCCGCCGACTGCGTCCATGTACGCCAGCCCGTACTTGGTCGAGGACAGGTCACGGAGGTACGCGGGCTGATCACTCACCGCGTACGTGCGGGAGAGCGGCCCCAGCGTCTCAGAGACCACCGTGCGCGCGTCGGCAGACAGCGCCGGGTAGGCTCGCGCTAGGAAGTGGGCAACGCGATAGGCGCCCGCCAGGGCGGCCCGGTCGCCGAGATCGGCATCGGGGACGAACGGACCGACGAGCCGGAACGCCGCGTCCCACTGCGGCTGCGTCAGCGTCGCGAACTCCGGCGCAACGGCGAGGACGTCTGCGGTCGTGGCGATCATCGGTCCGTTCTCCCCTTGGACGTCGACGCGCTAGATGCGCGCCGAGTTGGGCTTGTCCGACTTCGGGTCGATCAGGTCGAGCTGCGCGGCGACGACCTCGAGCACCTTCTCGCGCTTCTCGCTCGCCTTCCAGCCCTTCAGCAGGCCCACGTCGATCGTCTCCTCGGCGATCGCGATCGCCTCCTTCTCGGAGAACTCCGCGAGCGACTTGAGGCTCTTCTTCGGGTCGCCGACGACGAGCCCCCCCTTGCGCTCCCCGAGCTCGATCAGGCTCTTCACGAGCGCGATCTTCTCGCACTCCTTCCACGCCCCGGGGTCGACCTCGTTCACGCCCGGCAGGAGGACGACCGACGCGGCCGACGCGGCAGTACCGCCTGACGCGGCCTGCGACATGACGGGGATCTTCGTGATGTGGCCCGTGTGGTTCTCGACTCGCATGCTGTCTCTCCTCGCGCGCCGGGGCGCGCCGTGTGTGGTGCCCCACCCTTACGCCGAGTAGGCGACTAGACGCAAAAAGGGGCGAGGCCCGAAGGCCCCGCCCCACGTACTCGACGAGACGCCCAGTGGAGGTGGCTAAGCGCCGTCCGCGTACGTCACGCTCATCGGGTAGTAGCAGACCACGCCGGCGGTGCGCGCGTGGCAGGGGCTGACGTACTCCAGCCCCTTCTCCTGCGGGGGACGGATCTCGAAGGGCTGCGGCTCGATGCCCTTGAGCTTCCGCGGGTCCTTCTTGTAGCAGACGATCCGGTCCACGCCCGCAGCGCCCGCGCCCTTGCAGCGGTACCAGGGCTCGACCGTCTTCACGAACTTCGAGTTCTTCAGGAAGTAGTCGAGGATCGTCACGTCGCTGCCGCCGACCGCGAACATCGGGGTCGTGCTGATCAGCGTGTACTGATCCTGCGGCAGCAGCATCGTGTCCGGGGTCTCGATCTGGTAGGTCTGCGACCACGAGTAGTTCGCGATCCCGTTCAGGTCGGCGAGGATCTCGAGCGGCGTCTTGGTGACCCACGTCGCGGTGCCGGCGGCGCCGTTCGGGATCACGTAGGCGAGGGTGTTGAGCAGGTTCAGCAGACCCTTGCTGCCCGCCTGCACGTCGCCGGTCGCGTAGACCGAGTCCAGCACCGTCTCGACGCCGAGGCGCGCGGCCTCGGCCTTCATCGACTCGAGCGGCACGTTCGCCATCGCCGCGGCCCGGATGTCCTGGAGGGAGTAGCCGAAGGACGCGCCGTAGCCCTCGATCTTGATCGAGTCCTCCTTGGCCGACACGTCGGCACGCGGGAGATCCTCGGCGTACGACGCGAGGAGCTTCGCGGTGCCGACCTTGTCGTAACTCCGGTAGGTGTACGTCTTCGCGCCCGTCGGGACGCCGAACGTCCCGGTGGGGATGAACTTCCGCGAGAAGAGCTCGGGGTACTGGACGTCGTACGTCTCGCGCTCGATGAACTCGAGCTGCCGCGAGAAGAACGCGTTGAGGTCGGCCGCGTCCGCGCGAACCTCGCCCGTGTTGTTCTCCGGGCGGAGGCTCGCGAAGTCGATGCGGCGGCGCGGGGTGGTGGAGGTGCCCATCGGTGCTGCCTTTCTCGCGCCGCCAGGGCGCG